AGTTTTTGCAAATTTTGTAAATGCTTAGGAACCGCTAAATTCCCGTCTTTAAATCTAATATGCCCCATAGTAACTTCGCCTTTTTGTTCGTCTACAAGAGGTGAATCTTGGTTTGTAGCATATCTTATTTCTCTTTGTTTTCCAGTTTTTTCATCAAAATATAGTAAAGCATGTTTTCTTGTATGCCTTCCTGGTATCGTTAATGTTAAAGGTGATTTATTGCCTTTTAAATAATACAATCTATCTTTGATTTCCCACGTTGGTTTAGTAGGTCTTACTGGAGTAGCAACTTCTGTTACCACTTGTTCTTGAGGTGCAACCTCAACTTTTTCTGCTTTAGCTTGTTTAGCCATAATATAATAAAATTAAATAGTTTATAAAAGTAATAATTACCCCCGTCAGTTCAACGAGGGTAAGAATTACATTAATGTTGAATCAATTAGATTCCTTTGAATAATACAAAGTTGTTAGCAGCTTGAGTTACTAAACATCTTTCAGATAGGAAGTTTACTTCCATAGCATCAAGAGTTGAAGTAAATGCACCACCAGCAGAACCAGTTAACCAAGACTTCATTCTTCTGTCGTCAGATTGTGAAGCTCTATAACGTACATGTAAGAATGGTCTACGGATATTAGTTCCTAATACTTGATCGTAAACTGTAGAAGTTCCAGCTGGTACTAATACACCTTCAATAGAATTAACGCCAACAATACCTCCACGAGTAGAAGCATCATTTAAGTATTTCCAATCAGTTTTGTAAAAGTCATAAGAACCTCTTCTAAATCCTGAGAATCCAAGATTTAAAGCCATTTCTTCAGAATTTTCAAATAATCCAAAAGCAGTACCTCCAGCAAATCCGCCAGAAATAGAAGCTAGCATATCGTCAAAATCAAGAGATGTTTGTCTCTGTAGGAATAACATGTTCTCTTCAATTGCTCCTTGAGTATCTAAATTTTTAAGAATAGCATCAAATTCGTCAAGTCCAGCAGCAGCAGTAAATCCTACTTCTACATTTCCACGAGTTTGAATAGCAGCAAATAAACCTTCAGTTCCCGGTAAAGCGCCAACTGTTTGGCCTGTACCACCACCTTGATTAAACTCGCCTTCTACCATAGCCATTTCTAAGTGATCTTCAAAACGTAAACGTGTTTCAGATTCAGCTTTTAAATACCATAAGTATCCAGAAGTTCCGTCTTCAGTTGCGACTTCAACCCATCCAATTTGAGCCATATCAGATCCGTTAATTACGAATTGATCACGAATAATGATTGGTGAATTAGAATATTGAGTAAAAGAAGGAGTTATAGAAACTCTTGTATTAGCATTTTGCACGCCAGTTCCAGCAGCAATACCGCCTAATTGAGAACCTTTAACATAAGCAGAACCATACACAAACACTTTAAGTGTTGGAATACCACCAATTGCAATAGGCATAGCAGCTGCACCTGTAAAACCAGTAGCAACTAATCCAGTCCCTTGAAAAGGAGCAACTGTAAAACTAGCACCACCTGCACCAGCCGCGGCTGTTGTAGAAGCTGTTACTAAACATTTTTCTTCTGCACCAGTTACTGGATTTAACAGAACTACTGTATCATTAATTGATACAACGTTATCTACATTAGCAGCTAAAGTAATAATGTTTGTATTAGCAACATCCGCAGCAATACCAAATCCAGTGTAGGACACGTGCAATCTGTTTTGTTCTGACCAAATTACTTGATCACTTGTCATTGGCATTTCAGCGCCAACCATTCTTAAAAAGCCTGATAACGTTCTGTTTCCATAACGCTCTACTTCAGCTTCATATACTTCTGGCAGGTATTGTTGAGCAAAGTCATTTGCACCGCCGTTAAATTGTAGGTAGTTACTAGGCAGCAATTGTTGTGCTTGCGAAGGTATTAAACTACCAAATTGAGGAGTTAAACTCATAATTGTTTGTTTTTTTAGTTAAATTTTTTTGTTTTAATTTTTAGTTTTGTAGAATCAGCGCCTGAAATTGCTTTAACTCTAAGTCCGTTTACAAATACATCTCCTTGAGTGGCCCTAGCTTTAGTGCTACTTAAGTTTTTTGAACTATTTACAACGTCTTTAACTGCATCTGCTTTTCCTTGCTCGTAAAAATGAGCGGCAATCTTATCTACATTGTCAGCGGCATACATAGCTTTGTGATAGCCATCAACATCTTTAACATTTCCTTCAGCGTCTAGGAACTTCCCGACAAGGTTTTTAATGTTTGATTGGCTTTTTGCAACTTTATCACGATTTTGAATATTATACTTATAATTTTTTTCACCAACTTTAATATCGAAACCTTCGAAATTATTGTTAAAATGATTTTTAGTATTTTCTTTAAATTGTGCGTGTTGTTGCTCAGCTGTTTCTTGCTGCTTATTATATCGGTTAAAAAAGTCCGTAGCTTTTTGTTGGTCTTGAGTAACGCCCGGTCTCAACTTGATCTCGTCATAATACTTACTCTTCGTCTCTTCCAAATAGTTTTTGGCTTTTGCAACTTCTTCTTTAAACGCAATTCTTTTTTTGCGTGCATCTCTATCTTCGTCAATATCTTCATCAATGATAAAGTCTTCTAGTAACATATCAATGTCTTCACCTTCTAAATAAGGCTTTTCTTTTTTATAGTATTCTTTTAATAATGTAACATCATCTACTTTAGAGTAGTCCGCGTTAAGTCTAGTATAATCTTCTATTGTCCCACCTGTTTCTTCCATAAAAGAAACTAGCTTTTCAATATTCTCAGGTAAAGCCTTGCCAAGAATTCTTTCATCTTGCACTGCTTTTTCTACTTGAGCTGTAACTTCTTTAACTTCTTCTTCAGTTACTTCTTTGATTGGAGAAAACCCTTCAACATCCTCGTTGGACTCTTGTATAGGTTCTCCCACCTCTGCGCTATCTCCGGATGATTTTTCCACAGATACTTTCTCTGTTTCTCCGATTTGAATGGCATCTTCTTTTTGTTTAGGGATTATTACTTTAGTAACATCAGGCTCTAACTCAATTAAAGGCTCTTTTATATTTACCTTAATTGGATCATTATTTTGCTGTGTTAATTTTTTAGGAGTTTTCTTTTTAACTTTAAACTCACCTTCCTGCTTAACAGGTTCATTTGTTTTTGTTTCTGACATAATATAATATAATTAAATAATTGTTTACTTTTTACATAAAAGCTTGCATCCCTGTTTCGGGTTGCTGTTCAAAGTTTATTGGCAAGCCATCGTTTTTCCTTTGGCTTATTAATTCACTTTGCTGCGAAGCTTCCATCTTGCTTCGATTATCTTTACGATCTTCAATAGAACCTTCTTTTTGTTGCACCATTTGAACATCCATTTTTTTAAGCTGCATATCGTATTGAAATCTAGTTTGCATTTTTTGTGCTTCTAGTTGTGCTGCAATTTCCATTCGTTGAATTTCCATTTGATTTTTGGACTGTTCAAATTGAACATTTGATCCCATTATAGCTTCTTGTTTTTGTACTTCAGCCATAGCTGTTTTTTCTGCTGTATCTGCCTGTGATCGTCCTTGAGCAGCTATATTAGCTTGTTGATTAGCTTGGTCTTGTTTAGCTTTAGCTTTACGCTTTACCTTAAGCATTTGATTTGCTAATTTAAGATTTTTAATATTTCTTAAATCTATAGCGTCTTCAAGGTCAATACCTCCTTGTTGCAATGCAACTTGTATGTTATTTTCTAACTGAGCCTCTTCTTCTTCATCTGGTTCTAATTCTAAAAATATACCAAAGTCATGAAGATTTAAATTTGCTATTTCGTCTAAGGTTTTAATATTAAATGTAGATATAGAATTTTGTAAAGCACTTCTAGTTAGTGGAAATTCTAATGCGTCAGCTATTTTTAGCGCAATGTTTTCGGCTAGTTTAAGAGTTATATAAAGGCCTGACTGGTTAATATGCCTGGTAGCCACATTGGATGCGTTAGCGGCCATCTTTTGCAATCCTACAAGCGAGTTCTTATCCATAGCCGTCCCATCTCTAGCTTCATTAAGCCCGGTTACATCGCGTATCATTTGTAAATAATATTGATACGTTTGTATTAAAGATCCTATTTTAGCCTGACCTGACGAACTGTTAAGTTCTTGAATAGGCACTTTACCTGAATTCATATCGCCGTCTTGAGTAAGTGATCTACCTACTATCGAACCAGTTTGAAAATACATATTTAATGCTTCTGCTGGATTGTAATTAGTTCCATTACCTAAATCAACTTCTGCAAGTCCGTCCATATCTAAGTAAACACCGTCTGGCACCATACGAGATAAAACTTGCTGCAGCTTTAAATGTGTTAATTGAATCATATCAGCAAATCCAATACATTTACTTACAAGTGATTCAATACGTCCTTTGTACATTCTTGGTGCACATAAAGCGTAATTCATTTCTACTTTAGTTGTGTCAGCAGTAGGCCTTGACATATTTTCTGCCAACTCCCATTTAACCATTTCATTTGAACCTAGTACTTTGGCTCCTGTATATAAAACTTCAATTGATCTTGAAACTCTTTCAAAGTTATCATTTTCTGGTGGATTAAATGAATCAGGCTTTTCTAAAGCTTTCATTAATCCCTGTGGAGTTTCT